TATAATAAACTTACTTTTTTATCATTTTTCCACTTTAACAACATTTTGCTCCACTTTTCCACGACCAAACAACTTGAAATCTGGTTAAAATAACACGCAACACTATTCTTCTTCCTTGAGTCCGCCCGGAACTCGAAAAACAAACCGAGTTAAAGCCTTTTTTCACAAAATCGATTTTGGGTCTCACCAAAATTACGGGGTTGCATACGCATTCGTTTATTTTCGAACGTGTACATACAAATATGCACAAAAATAATCATAATTATTTTCTGAGATGCATTATGATATGAACACCAATTTCGTATAGAGTCTCACTATGTCTCGAATTTTTGCTTACTGTCGGATATCAACGCTGGATCAGACCACCGAAAATCAACGCCGGGAAATCGAAAGTGCAGGTTTTAAAATCAAACCTCAGCAAATAATCGAAGAACACATTAGCGGCTCAGCAGCAACCAGTGAGCGTCCTGGTTTTAACCGGTTGCTTGCTCGCCTGAAATGTGGTGATCAATTGATTGTGACAAAACTGGATCGCCTTGGTTGTAATGCAATGGATATCAGGAAAACAGTGGAACAACTGACCGAAACAGGTATCAGAGTGCATTGCTTAGCATTGGGTGGCATTGACCTGACCAGTCCAACAGGAAAAATGATGATGCAAGTAATTTCAGCAGTCGCTGAATTTGAACGAGACCTTTTACTTGAACGCACTCATTCCGGGATAGTAAGAGCCCGCGGCGCAGGGAAACGTTTTGGTCGACCACCTGTGTTAAATGAAGAACAGAAACAGGTGGTATTCGAACGAATTAAGTCAGGTGTAAGTATAAGTGCCATTGCCCGGGAATTCAAAACCTCGCGGCAAACCATTTTAAGAGCCAAAGCAAAACTTCAGACACCTGACATATAAAAAATAATCTCGGTGTGAGATGCTTTACGTCTTCCAAGCCCCCTTCCTTGCCGTAAATGGAAAGATACATCTAATTATAGAATTTATATGTTTTACCCTACGGCAGTGCTGGCCATTCAATATCCTGTGCAGTTGACGTATCAACACGGTTCAGCAATACCCGATACTTTTTCCATGCTTCCAGCAACGGGGTTTCTTCCTCCGTTGCATATACAGCTCACCTTTTTTCACACACGATTAACCAACAGCCAGACCAGCAGACACGCCACCACCGGCACAGCAAAATCCATCAGGCTTGCTACATCCCACGCGCGTAGATCAAAACCGCCCCACCACGGCATATTCATTCGCTTGCCATGCCCGAACATTTCAATCCAGCGATATTCTGCCTGGGTGTGTTCACGCGCAATGAAGAACGTACAACCGGCTATCGCACCGTAAACCCAGTTTCCGGTAAAAAGGCCAACCAGTACCTGCGCAGCCACAGCACAAAGTGCATGAAGGAAAGGTGTTATATCCATTTTCATCCCACCCAATAAAACGGGGCGCTCGGCCCCTTAATATTATTTAGACGCAAGCGCCACCTCAATTGCAGATAATCTTTGTCTTAATTCTGCGTTTTCTTCTTCCAGTGCTGTTATTCTGTCGTCTGACTCTCTGGCTACCTGAACAAGCAAGCCAGTAACACCAGAATAATCTACTGTGTAATAACGTTCACCTTCTTCACCTTTCGACCCGCTTCCACCATCCTGATATTTCATTGCAGAGCCTACAACTTCTGGGATTGCTTCTAGTGCTTCTTGCGCGATAACACCAGCGTAAGGTATGCCATTTTCTTTAAGAGTGTATGTATAGCCGTTCATTTTACGGATGCGGTCGGTTGCATTATCGATCACCTGAATGTTGTCTTTCAGATCCCGGTCGGAATGCTGGTTAAATGCGGTGGCATGACATGCACCATTAACGCTTAACATATAGGTGTTATCGGTATGTTTCTGCGCATAGAACATATACGCGCCACCATCAGCACCAACTTCATATACAACCGGACGGCTAGAGTTGCCCCACAAGCTAGCAGTAACGCCAGCGTGAGCGGTTCCTTGTGTGTTTATTGTCATGGTTGACCCATGATTAGCATATTTGATTTGTAATGTGTCTGTGCAGTCAAACTTAATAAGCGCGTTACTTCCCCGCACACCATACGACATGAGACAGTTCCCCATCTTAAGGTAACCATCACTGCCTGGAAAAATTAATGTTCCACCGTAAAGATCGCTAAAATCCCAAAAGATACCTTTTGTTCCATTGTGTGTGACAATCCTTGTCATTGTATCTTTTGTACCGTCAATATTTTTTCTGGTGTACATCTCACCATAAGCGTTTTCGGTTTCTCCTGTCTTATTTGACAAGTGAATCTTACCGCTAAATATAGTTCCAGTGGTCGGCAATGTCTTTTGATCATAGATTACATTGCAATAACCATTCCATGTTGTTTTATTGTCTACATATGATTTTGTTGCGTAGCTTCCTTGATCTTTTTTTAATTTGCTAACGTCGGATTTTAGCGTTTTGATGTCATCAGGAATTACTGTTAAGTTCGCCATATATTACCCCTCAAGCCCATTCACGAAGAGGAGCATCAAGAATCACTACATTTCCGGTAAATGGTGATGCGTCCAGCTTTTCATCTAAGATTCTAATATTTACAAAATAACCGTCGCGTCGTTGATAAATTGGTTCGTCGTCGGCATTTCTGCCGACTTCATCGAAAGCGAATCCAATTTCATCAATCAGGAGTTGATCTTGCAATACTTCATTATCTTCCCAATTAATTTCATTCAAGAATGCTTTATAGCCTTCCCGATCTCGAAACTTCAGCGTAAAATCTTTCATTCTACTGACTCCCCCATTTGCGCATCAGTTAATTCTTTATGCCATATTCTCAGGTTACGAACGTGACCAAACAAGTGACGTTCTCCTCCAGCAGAAGTTCCCCCAATACGTATTTCATGTGCAGCTCCGGTATTCTTCCATGACGAAGTCTGAACAGGTGACAGGTAACCATTACAACAGCAACGAAATTCAGTCGAGCTATTACAGACAAAACCAGCAATCATTTTGCGCCCGGCCTTCACAGATGGACTAAGATATGCAGATCTCACTCCAAACTGAACATAAGGTAAAGGTTCTACATCCGGACTTGTAGGCGTCCTGAAAGCCAATACCAGTTGTTCATCATTAGTCGCCACGCCAATAGTGGTTAAAATTCGTGGGGCCTGATTTGGCGTAGAGTCCCAATTTTTATGTATTTCAACAAGACAGCTTAAAGGGACAGAACTTATGTTATTTCTGGTTGAAAAAATAACCATATCACTGGCGCGCGTGGTTGGTGTGTTTCCGGAAATAATAAACGATGAAGCGCATGGCCCTTTTTCAATTTGCGGCGTAGTCATTGTTAATGACGAATCAGAAGAAAAACCACCATCTTCAGGATTGGTTATAAAAAAACCGCATACCACTTCGTCAATATTCTCTGCGGCGGTATATGTTGTTTCAAAGTAACACCAGTCCCCCTGTTTTTCCGTTCTGAATGTCACCAGCGCCTTATTACCGTACGCCTTAACCTCACCTGTATCTGGCTCCAGACATACATCAACGGATGTTTTAACATTTTCGCCAATAACAAGAGATATATGGACGCGACAACGTGAATTAACTCCACGAAAGCGGGCAGAAAAAGTGCAGGTTTCACCGATGGACAGAGAAAACCTGTTCTCTCCAGTTACACTATGAATCTGATAACTACTGGTTGTGCCTACAAGACTGTCTGTCACGGTGACGGTTGCATAATTAAAACCGTAATTATCAACCCCATACTCTTTCGCCAGTAAACTGTGGTAGTACCACAATTCCGGTGTATTAGAATTTTTTAGATAGTTAGTTCTCTGCCCTTCAATTAACAGCCCTTCTTTTTCAAAACGTGGCTCATTAATTTCTGCAATGGTAAGAGCGCCGGACTTATTGATATAGGTCGCGGAACTCGCGCGGGAAAACGGGACAATTTTGTCGGATGGTATAGTGACCACATCATCGCGCACTGTTATTTTTTTATATCCCGGGCCAAATCCTGCAATCATATCCATCGAGTCATTAAACGGTATCCACACATCAGGCAGTGGCTGCAAAACTTGTTTATACGGCTCAGCTGCCTGGCTTGCGTACTCCCTGGCTGCATCTTCACTTGCTTTAGCCGCTGTCTGGCTTGCAGCGGATGCTTTCGCCGAGTTAGCTGCCGCAGTCTCGCTTGTCTTTGCGTTGGTTTCACTGGTTTTTGCTGCTTTTTGACTGTTAGCTGATGCAGTGGCAGAAGCAGCCGCCGCGCTTGCAGAACCAGCTGCAACACTCTCGCTTTCGGCTGCTGCATCCTGGCTGTTTTTCGCCGCAGTTTCGCTGGCTTTGGCATTCGTTTCGCTGGTCTTCGCTGCCGTCTGGCTGGACTTTGCGTTAGTTTCACTCGTCTTCGCAGCTTTCTGGCTGTTAGCCGCAGCAGTTGCTGATCCGGCTGCTGAAGTCGCAGAACCGGCTGCCGCGCTCTCGCTTTGGGCTGCTGCAACCTGGCTGTTTTTTGCCGCAGTTTCACTGGCTTTGGCATTCGTTTCGCTGGTTTTCGCTGCCGTCTGGCTGGACTTTGCGTTGGTTTCGCTCGTCTTTGCGGCTGTCTCGCTATTTTTCGCGTTGGTTTCTGATTTTTTGGCTGCTGTCGCGGAGTTTGCCGATGCAGTCTGTGAGGCCGCTGCCGCCTGTGCACTATTAGCTGCATTCGTTTCTGAGGTTTTCGCCGCGTTCTTTGATGATGCCGCTGCAGTTTCGGATTTCTTTGCCGCCGCTGCGCTCTGAGAGGCGGCTTCGGCGTTGCGTGCCACTTCTTCCACCATTGCCTCAAAACGACGCAATGCCTCCGGCATGACATCATCTTCCGTCATGGCACCGAGAAAATCATTCAGCGTACCTGGTCTGGAGCCTTCATAGACGGTAATGGTCCCGGCATGTGAAGGCGGAAAACCTTCAACCAGCAGGGTGACGCTGTACTGGCCATACTCAACATCCATGCTGTAACGTCCGGCTTCATCCGGATTTTCAGAAGCCACCGTGTTCACCAGTACCGTGGTGCTGTTACGCTTTGCCCTCAGTTGAATAGTGCAGTTCTGTATTGGTTTTCCCGCACCATCTTTCAGCACACCTGAGATTTTTACTGCTGCCATATCCACTCCACAAAAAAGCCCGCCTGAACCGGCGGGCTGTCATAACACTGTGTTACCTGGCTAATCAGAATTTATAACCGACACCCACGATGAAACCGTCAGTGCGCCAGTCACCACTGCCGGAACCTTCATAAGCAAGGTCAATGGCCACGGATTCGGTCGGGTTAAACTGCACGCCAGCCCCCCACGCCAGAGACGTGTTGCTGTGGCGACCGTCATCACTTCCGGTCAGCACATCATGCGTTTTCCCCTTGTTGTCAGTTACGCGGAGATAATCCCCGGAGAAGGTCGACACACGGCTGTAAGCCATACCCGCCATCGCATAAGCACTGAACCATTCATTCACGCGTACAGATGGCCCCGCCATCATGCTGAACCAGCGGTTACGCACGGAATCTTCATGCCAGCGGGTATCGCTGTAATGCGTTTTTTGCTCATCTTTGGCATTGGCATAACTGAATGACGTCACCAGCCCCAGCGTGTCCGTAAATTCATAACGGTATTTCACGTTAATGCCCTTCAGGTCATCACTGCCTGGCATATCAGTATGGGTCTGAAGATACCCGGCGCTTAGTGTGGACTGATGCTCTGCTGCGCTCGCTGGCGTACCAGCGGCAACCAGCCAGACTACTGCGGACAGAATAACAGCACATAATTTACGCATAATTACCTCTCGCTTTTCTGCAATAAAAAAGGCGTCATTTCTGACGCCCGTATTGGGGTTATAAAATTCAGCTGATACTGATGCCTGCGGTGGCTTTCTTCATCACCACAACCAGCAAATCGCTGATACTTGCTGTGGGATACCAGTCATTTACCAGCCATGCTGACACCGAAAACTCCAGCGTCATGTGACCGTGACCGGCAGGCATATCAATAACGCCACTGTAAATCAGCGTATTATCCAGCGCGGTACGGTTATAAATTTCAGCACCGTTTTTCCGCACTATCAGACGGCATGAGGAGTAAATATCAGTATGCTCTCTCTCATGTTTAGCGCCGCTGAATGCCACCGCCGGAATAACAATCTGCCGGTCAAACGGCTGATCGTCATAAATCCTGACGGTAATGGTCCCTGATGGCCACCGTTCCGGTGCACGGGAGTCCCGGGGGAAAGCTTTGCCCACTGTTTTAACGAGATCGCCTTCAATCTGGTTCGCGGACAGTTTTCCCAGAACCCGGCAGTTCTCGTTAATCGTGACGTTGTTGAGCGTCCCGGAGTTCGCATTCACGTTACCGCTGATATCGGCATTTTTCGCCGTCAGCCGCCCGTCCGGTGTCAGGGAAAATGCCGGAGGATTACCGCCGCTGGTAATGGTGGGAGCCGTCAGATATTTCAGGAACACTTCATTCATAAATATCTGATCGCCCTGACCAACAAACATCGGCTTTGTGTTGCCATTCGCAGGATTAATCATCGCAATCCTGTCTGCCGCCAGCAGCACCTGACTCTGCATGCCGTCAGGGGTGTTTTCAATACCGGCACCAATACCCGCGATATAAAGGCGTCCGTCCTGCATCTGCTGCAGCTTCACAGCCCACATGCTGTTCAGGTTATTATTTGTATCAACCTGAACCTTCTGTATCTGCTGGATCGCTGCACTCTGGTCTTCCAGTTTCTTATTGACGGTCTGCGTGATTTCATTACTGACATCCGTGATGGACGTTCTGATTTCCGCCAGGTCAGGCGCAAGCTGACCGTTATCAATCTGCGTCCACAACTCCTGAGCCAGATGGGTTTTCCCTATCTCTCCTTTGAAAAAATCCAGATAGCCGGATGCATCATCACTCGGCTGGCCAACAGCCTCCACGAATGCCGATTTGCCAACGGTGTTCACACTGCGGATGTAAAAATAATAATCATGGCCCGGCTTGATATTGATACTGGCAGCTATCCAGTACAGCGCCGTGCCAAGATAGCGGGCTGTGGTTTCAACCTGCCTGATATCCGCAATCCGCTTTTCCGAGAACCAGAACTCAAACTGTACCGTCGGATCATAAACCGCAAGATGCGGCGTGGCGGTTATCTGAAAATAGCCCGGCGTCAGCTTAATCCTCGACGGTGCTGCCGGTGCGGCAATCCGGAACGATACCGACGCCGGATCGCCCTGCTGCCCCCACGCATTTACCGCCCGGACTGTCAGCCTGTAGTTCCCCAGCGCCAGTTGCGTGAAGCGGTATGTGGTTTCCGTCGTCCGGGCCGTGCTGACCAGCCGCTCACTGCCGTCATCCGCTGTTACGGTCAGACGGAGCAGGAAGCTCACGCCCTTCACCACCTTCGGCGTGTCCCAGCGCGCCAGCACCTGATATTCCCCGCTGTCTGCGGTGACTTCGGCGGTCAGGTGCTGCACCGCTGGCGGCGTGACACCATTCACCGTGCCGCTCTGGTCGCCGTCAAAGTGCGCCCCGTTATCCACGATGGCCTCTTTTTCCGGTACATGCTGCACGGCGGTGATGGCATACGTGCCGTCGTCGTTCTCACGGATACTCACGCAGCGGAACAGGCGCTGGCGCAGCGTCGGCAGCTTCAGCCCCCACACGCTGTATTCAGCAACGCCGTCAGGAACACGGCTCACTTTCACCTTCACGCCGTCGGTGACGGACTGGACCTCCACGCTGACCGGATTACCCTGACCGTCAACAAGGCTTATCAGCGTGGTACCGGAGGATGGCAGCGTGATTTCACGGTCGAGCGTCAGCGTCCGGGTCTGGCTGTTCACAGCCAGCACGCGCCCGCCGATGCTGATCCCCGCATAGTCATCATCGCAGATTTCAATAACATCACCCGGCACATGGCGAAGCCCTTCGGCACCCACGCTGAAGTCCACGGTCTGCGTTTCCAGCAGTTCTGTTTTAATCAGCCACAGCCCGGCGCGGTGTGCCTGCCCCCGGCTGGTACAGCCAAAAGCATCCATCTTCGTGACGTTACGACCGTAACGGGCAATGGCCTGCGTGTCCTCCACAAGCTCTGTTGCCGTCTCCCAGCCGTTATCCGGGTCAATCCAGTTCACCTCAACGGCATTATGGCGGTCTTTCAGGGCGCTGAAGCTGTAGCGGAACGGCGCGCCATCATCCGGCATCACCACATTACTGCGGTTATAGGTCCACACCTTATC